GTTATAGAGTGGGCTGACTACAATGCTAAAGGTAAGAACCTTGCAGTTAGCACAATGGCTGGTCGTAATGATGGCATTAAAACCAGAGCATTAGAATTGTTAGGTGTGTAATGGATTACTACATAACTACAAGTCCAGGCGGACACTATCATGATGCTTGTCTAGCCAAAGGTTTTGTACAATCTCATCAACATATAGTTGTTCGTTTTTCTGCATGGAGTAAATGGTATAATGAGCAACGTTTTACAAGAACAACAGTTCAAGTTCCACCACCAGCATTTGTTGGCGATACCTACAAAATAGTAGAAGATATGGCCAATGAATTAAATAAACAAAAGGAGATGGCATGACAATGTATTACAGTGAGGTAGATGGTGCTGAACCAACAGTGTCTATCCAGGTAAAGGATACTAAGTATACCTTTACCAATGAATCACTAGCCAGATTAATAGAAGATAAAGAAAATCTTAAGACAGAACTATTACAAGTTGAGCGTAAATTTAGAAGCGCTCAGTTTGATGTCCGAGAATTCTTTCAATCTAAATATGAAACAGACAGTGATGAAATTGTATGTGAAGTAAGTGATGTCAATGACCTACTTAACAGTATAGGTAGTGAACAACTAACTAAGTCTTGGTCAGCCACAGTGACTATCACAGCCACAATTACAGGTATAGAAGCAGCCAACCAAGAAGCAGTAGAAGATATCATTAAAGACAGTATTGATGTTAACTTCACTGAAGATGGTGACCTATGGGTAGACGACATTGAAGTTAATGGTGTCCATCCTGAATCCTAGTATGTGATATACTAATCTTGGGTGCCCTGATTTCGGCTATCTCCTTTCTCAGGGCAACCCATAAAAGGAGAACATGGCAAACGTAGAAATAGATAGAGATAGGTACGGCAGACCATTAGTAGTGCCACCAAACGGTGGCAAAGCAGTGGCCTATACAAGAGCAACTACAATTGCTAACTCTCTCGATGATGCATCAGCATTAACCGCATGGAAAATGCGGATGGCAGCAATAGGTTTAACTACACGACCAGATATATTGTTGTCTATTACTGCAGCACAAGAAGATAAACTAGCAGTTAACTCTTTGATTGAAGATGCTATGCAAGTAGCAGGTGCAAACAAAGCAGCCAACATAGGTACAGCAATCCATTCATTTGCTGAACAATTAGATTTAGGACACGACTTAGGCGTGGTGCCACCAGAGTGGATGCCAGATGTAAAAGCCTACGAACAAGCAACTAAAATTCTCAGCAACAAGTTCATTGAACAGTTCAGTGTGTTAGACAAATACAAAATTGCTGGCACACCAGACAGAGTTGTTGAGTATAAAGGCGAGTTATTTATTGCAGATATTAAGACTGGTCGCATAGACCATCCAAGTAATATCGCAATACAGTTAGCAATTTATGCTAACGGCTTACCGTATGATGGTGCCACGGCAACCCGTGGTACATGGGGCGAAGTAAACAAAGATAAAGCAATCGTTATTCATCTACCCGCAGGAACTGGGACGTGCAAGTTAGTGTGGATAGATATTAAAGAAGGCTGGAAAGGTTTACAATTAGCCATGAAAGCAAGAAAGTGGAGAGACCAGAAGGGTTTAACCACTACATTTGAATAGGAGAAAAATGAGTAGCACTGAAGCACCAATCAGTATCAATCTCAAAACAGCAGGAGGCACACAGATAACTCTGCGTGCAGAAACAGCAGACCAATTTGCTGACATGATTGCACAAGGTATACATATCATTACCGATGCAGTCACTGAAGTAGAACTAGCAGTCAAAGGGACATCAGCAAATAAGCCGATGTCAGTAGCAGACATTGCCTCTAGTTTCAATGCAAACATAGCATCCACAGAATCAGGTGGAGAAGAAACAGTAGAAGATAAATGGGGTAACACTTGGGTATACAACAAGCCAGGTGCACCTACATGTGAACGTGGAGTTATGGTTCTTAAGTATGGGAAAGCACAGGCAACTGGCAAACCATACAAAGCATTCTATGACCCAGCAGCAGGTCCTCGTTGGAACGGGCCAAAAGTTCCAACAGAACTACGTACTAAGCCAATCTTCGCTTAGTACTTTATAATAAATGGGGACTGAGTCGTGGTGCCAGTCCCCATTTACATTAAAGGAGAGTAATGAAAACATTAATTAGAAGTGTTAACAATACAAATGTAGGTGGCGAACCATTACCTGCCGTCTTTAAAGTATTTGAAAACGCAGGAATCATATTACGTAGAGCAGAGGTAACAGTTATCGCAGGCACTCCAGGTGCAGGCAAGTCGTCAATTGCATTAGCAATTGCGGCTAAAACTAAACTACCTACTCTTTACTTTAGTGCAGATACTAATGCACATACTATGGCTATGAGATTAATTGCAATGACAGGGAACATTAGCCAACAACAAGCAGAACAATTAATCAAGCGTCAGCCAGAGAAAGCAAAAGAAGTATTAGCCAATGGTAATCATTTGTTTTGGTGCTTTGAATCCAGCCCAACACTAAAAGATTTAGATGAAGAAGTATCAGCATTTGAAACCATATGGGGCAAGAGTCCAGCACTTATAGTTGTAGATAATCTAATGGACATAGCAATGGATGGACACGATGAGTTCGGTGGTATGCGTGCAGCAATGAAAGAACTTAAGTATCTAGCCAGAGATACAAACGCAGCACTACTTGTATTGCACCATACCAAAGAAGGATACGAAGGCAGTCCGTGTCAGCCAAGGTCATCAATCCAAGGATTAGTTAATCAGATACCAGCAATGGTATTAACTATCGGTCAGATGAAGCAGGCAGATATGAACTATCTATGTGTAGCAGCAGTCAAGAATCGCTATGGTAAAGCAGACCAAACAGGTAACAACTATGTTACTCTTGCATTCAACCCAGAATCTATGTATCTAGATGATGTTATGATTCGTTATATGCCACAACAACAGGAGTTTGAATGAGCAATCCACGCAAAGCAAAGGGTTCCAGTGCAGAAAGAGATGTAGTTAATTGGTTAAAGAAATGGTTCCCATATGTAGAGCGTAGAATTGCAGGTGCACACTTAGATAAAGGAGATATAGCAGGAGTTAATGGTGTAGTTATAGAGGTAAAGAACCACAGAAAATTAGATTTATCTGCATGGATAAAAGAGTTAGAAGTAGAAATTAAAAACGATAAAGCATGGACAGGTGTAGTAATACACAAGCGCATAGGCAAAGGAGATGTAGGAGAATGGTATGCAACAATGCCAGCAAAAATATGGATAGAATTAATTAGGAAGATTAATGGACAAACATGATGTATCTGCCTACCTAACACACGTAGGCGCCACCCTGCCAGCAGTGGGGCATGGTTGGCGCAAGATGAAGTGCCCATTCCACGGAGATAAACACGCATCAGCAGCCATTAACTATGAAGAAAATAGATTTAAATGTTTTGGTTGTGAAGCACAAGGTGATGTATACGATTTAATAATGTACAAAGAAGGAGGTAATTACATTGAGGCTATCAAATTCGCAGAGAGCATATCTCTTGCAGGCAACAGACCAGTACGCAAAGGACCTGCATCTAGCAGCAGAGTATCTTTCAACTCGGCATCTCTCGGTAGAAGAGGGCAGAGGTTTTAGTTTAGGTGTAGTAGCAGAGCCATTGCCAGGTCATGAGATGTACAAAAACAGATTAGCAATTCCTTATATAACACCATCAGGTGTAGTTGATATCAGGTTTAGGAGTATGAACAATCATGAAGACCCTAAGTATATGGGTGTACCTGGGGCTAAGACTACAATGTTTAATGCACAAATAGTATTAACAGCAGGCAGTTATGTATGTGTAACTGAGGGTGAGTTAGATACAGTAGTACTATCAGTTAAGACTGGACACCCATCAGTTGGTATACCTGGAGTTAATAACTGGCGACCATACTATGCAAAGATACTAGATGATTTTGAAACAGTAATTGTATTAGCAGATGGTGACAACGCAGGCTTAGAGTTTGGCAAAAGACTAAGTAGAGAACTACATAATGTTAATCTACTACAAATGCCAGAAGGACACGATGTTAACAGTATCATTGTGCAAGAAGGAAAGGAGTGGATAGATGAGCGAATTCGAAAATGCTTGGGAAACTGACGAAGAATTTTGGGAGTTTGTTGGAGACAATAGAAAGTTAGTTGGCATAGCAATATCAGATGGACAAGGGTTAGACATTCTTAATGCACTTAAAGATATCTATACTACAATAGAGAAAGAACCAGAGAGTGCTATGCGTATGCTTACCCTACTAGGT